TAACCAGGTGAGAGGGCCAAGCAATTTTACCTATGCTCCGTTGACACCAATTGAAGATGCCGACTCAATGCGACGCAATGAAGCCTCGCGGAAGCGGCCGTAGCCACCGAGCCAGTACCAACCCATTGGCTGCAAGCGCATCAAGATGTCGGTCACGTTGCCGCGAACGATCTTTGGCATTGCACCATTTCCGTCTTGTGCGCTGAACGCCTTGGCAAGAGCCTGACGGCCCATGATCAAGGTTGCGTACGAGTCGCCCGTTCCGGCAGCACCGGCACCGTTGAACGCGTTGGTGAATACCTTTGCGCGTGGTGTCTCGATGAAACGGACGGATTCGAACAAGCCGATTTCGCCGTTGTAGATGCCTTCTGGGTTGACGTAGTTAGCTGGTGTACGCCACGAAGCCACGTCCACTGCTGAACGGAAGTCGTAGGATACGTCTGGGTGGATGAAGCCGATGTACGAACCGTTGAAGGTTGCAACGTTGGCACCACGCAGAGCAGCTACCTGCTTGCGGATGTCGTTTGCTACCAACAGGTCGTCAACAGCCATGGTTACACGGCTTGATGGTGCCGAAGCGCCACCAGTTGCGTAAGCCACGTTGCTACCTGCAGCAAGAACTTCGCGGACGATCTGGTCCAACGAGTCACCGGCGTTGTAACCGATGATGTTTGCTGCTGCCGAGTCAACGTCCAAGAACGCTGTTCCACGCAACTTGGCGGTGGTGACAACTGCGTTACCGTACTCGTTAAGAGTTACAGTTACTTGGCTGTCCGACAATGCCGTTGGGGTTACGTCGGTTGTTTCGCTCAACGTGCTGGTCGCTGCTGCGATGTCGTTGAAGATTGTGAATGTGACACCCGTGCCAGGCATTGCCTGTGCTACTGGTTGTACGTCAGCTGCCTGATCGAACAGCATTTCTGAACGCAACGCGAAATACGCGAGACGGTCAAACGCTACCTGATCAACAGACAGAGACGAGGTTGTTGTTTCTCCTGCCATGATTTTTTGTCCTTAAGTTAGATGATGTTTGATTGATTAGCTCTTGCTTGAGCCAGCAATTCCATCACTTCAGCTTCGGACTTGGCGTTAGCCATCCTTGCGGCGTAGTCGACCACCGGTTCTGCGATGTCTCCAGACCTTGCGGCATTGCCCATTCGGTTCCACGCCTGTTGTTCTTGCGGGGCCATCTGAGGTGCTTTAGGTTGTGTGAGATTTGCTTCTGCGGCTGCAGCTCGAATCGCGTCAGCTGACATATCACCGTCGTAGGCTTTGATGAAGTACTTACTCATCGGAGATGCAAGGTCAATACCCGCTTCTACGAAAGCAATCTTCTTCTTGGCCTCTTCAGCTTCTGCTTTCAACTGTCGAAGTTCTTTATTCTCGGCTTCTAGTTTTCTCAGGTGTGATCGAACTGGATCCCGATGTTGCTGCTCTTGGTCTTGAACGTCGTCCTCATTGAAGTCTTGTTCTTGCATGACCCACTCCTCCGCCCACGTCTGGCTGGAGGGTCCAAACGGCTGCATTACTCACCCCTATTTAGCACACCGAAGCCGGGGGGTTTCCGATGGTTGTTCCTACTGGAACTAGTTCAATAGTACACCATCACTTGACAGTGTCAAGTATCTAAGCTTGTCCGATACCACTCTTGATTGCGCCACCAGATTGTGTCTGAGTAAAGTTCGTGTCACCAGAGAAGCCGGCGATGCGGTTCTTCTTCCGATCTTCAAGAATCTTGCGAGCTTCCATGTCTGTACCTAAAGCAGCACCAGCCAACTGATCTGCCGTCAGACCGCGCTCAATACCCTGAGTTCTGCGGAGTTCGTTCATGTCGGCAATGGTGGTGAATGCTTTCTCTTGCTCGGCTTGGGTCTTGCCCTGTGCAGCAGCGCCTTCAGCAAATCCAACCGAAACATTGAGACCACCAAGACGTTGGGCGTTGGCTGCAACCATAGCTGCCTGAGCCTGGCGCTTGTAATCAGAAGCGACAAGGGATGGCCTAATGCGATCCGGGTCAATAAAGTAGGCGGCAATATCTCCGTCGCTAAGACCGTACATTGTGCGCAGTTTTTCTGTCACATCAACTGGGGCATCCTTAACCAAACGGTAAGCATCTTTAAGTCGGTTGTTCAGTTCGAATACTGATACGTCGTTGCCAATCAGCTTTTCAAAGTCAGCCCTGTCATCGTAAAAACCTACAGGTAGTGAGTTGCTAGCCAGGACCTGCTTGTACTCTTCTTCCAAATTTAAGTAGGTAGAAGGAGAAAGTTCTGGCAAGCCCTTGGTCTTACGCACTTCGTTTGCTGCGAACCTTTTTTTGTACGCATTCTCGTTCTTGATTGCATAGACAAAAGAATCTGGGTCATCAAGAGGTATTTCTCCCTTCGTGTACTTCGACCAGACCACATCGTACAAACTTTCTAAGCCGTATCTAGCCAGACCCGACCTGAGAATTGCCGTTGCTCCCTCAGCTGGGATGAACTCGCTGGAGTCAACAACGGACCCAGCATTGCCGCCTTCGCCACCTGTAGCACCAGGCGCTACGATGCCAGGAGCGGCACCACCAGCCCCTGTCATGCCCTGTGCGGCCTGTCCCTTGACAATGTTGAGGGCTGCGATTACGTCACCTTCAGCAAGCGACCCATTCTTTGCACCCTGGTAGATCTGATCTAGATAGTCCTGAACCTGGCCTGTGACCAAACCACCAACCTGGTCGTAGAGATCATCAATCGCTGCCATTAAATAACCTCACCAAATACTCGCGCCATAGTGTTCACCAATCTGACCGCATCACTCTTTGCCTGCTTTGTGTTCTCGTACCCGTACTTGGTGTCAGACTTGATCATGTCCTGCCACTCCCCAAGTGTAGGTGGTCGCTCGGTCATGCTGCCAAAAGCTGCACGGAACTTGGGATCCATGAAGTCAATTGATTCTGGTGCAAGCTCCAGTGTTCGTGAAGCAATCTCTTTGTACGGTGAAAAGATTTCATCAAGAGTGAGGCCGGCATCCAACTGTGGTGCTAACTGGAAGTGGGCAGCCTTTGCAAGCTGCAAACCCTTTGCTTTAATAGAGTCAAGAGTCGGCACAGATCCGTTGAACTGCTTACCTTGGATGGCAGCAAATATTTCTTCGTCAAGATCTGGTGGGTTGTAGCCATAGGCTTTGGCGACCTTCTTGTATGCGGCTGCGTCTGCGCTATTAAGTAGGTCCTGTTTACCACGAGGACGGGAACCAGCCACGGTGTTGATGTAGTAATCGAGAGACGCGCCAGTTAAACCGCGCTTGGTTGCAGACTCAGAGATGGTGTCTAGTTCTGCGCTGGTCAGATTTAGATCGCCATACTTTGACATAATGGTTTGCCTGTTTTTCAGGATCTTGTCTTCTCGTTCGCCATCCGTTAATGCATCAAAAGCTTTTGCAGAATCAGCCGTCTGGTTGTAATACGGGGTAGCAAAAACCTTTGCGTCAAATGCCCGAGTTCCGGCATCTGTATCCAGCATGTATTTATCTGGGTTTTCTGCAGCATCAAGAACAAGATCAATAAGTTCGTTTCCAAATACTGACCGTGCTTCAGCTTCGCCATCACCACCATCAACGATCTTTGCGTACTGAGGATACTTGGCAATAAACGCAGAACGCCAATCAGCCTTCTGTTGTTTGACCGTTTTCTTGTCCGCCTTCTTTGTAGCCACTATGCTCCGCCAATCAATCTAAAGATTCTGTCCAATGCCGAACCACCAGAAACAGCACCCGCTTCTCCGGGGGATGCCTGTGCCGCCTGCTCGCGAGCAGCAACCCTAAGCGATGTTGCATCAAATGAGTCACCCATTCCAGCTTTTCGCTCGTCTGCTTGAACGGCAGCAACAGCCACCTTGATTTGCTCGGGTGTTGGCGCTCGTCCAAGAACGCTAAAGAAAGAGTCGTATAGCGCGGTCTTTACGTCTGCTGTTGAAGTAACACGAACCGTCCGTCCAGACCCACCGCCAGTAACCGGAGGAATCCTACCTGTTGAAACCTGCATCGCTACGTTGCGCCAAGTCATACCCTGGCTGGTGGAATAATCAAGAAGCATTTGGATTGGTCTAGCGTCTGCCTCAGTTAAACCATTTCCAGCAACTGC